TTCCGTATATTGGGGCTATCCGTTTGTTCTTTCAAATTGTACGACGGACGTTTGCGCCAATCTTTCGGGCTGAAATTGAAAATACGGGTAACGGGGAATTGCTCAAAATTGACGTTCCACATATCCCGGTACATCCCTAATTGTATCTCGCTTTCCTCGTAAAATCCTTTGCGTCCGCTCTTAAAATCGACGATTGCGTTAATACGTTCGTCGCCGCCTATCTTTGCCAACATGGTACACGGGCAATCAATCATTCCGGCATACTTGTAATATGGATGCACTAAAGCAATTTCAACCGCCAACGGGCGCACGTCGTAATCTAATACGAATTGAGCAAACGCCAATACGTCCTTTTTCAAATCGTCGGCATAATATATAAAATCGTCCGGCAATCGGTAAACCTCAATATATTCTTTTAGTTTGCCTTTTAACCCGTCCAAATCATAAGCCCGGTTAATTAATAATTCCTCAAATGCGGCGTGCATAAACGTACCATACGCCGCCCGTTCGCCTTTGTATCGTTCCGCTTCCTCAATGCCTTTGTTGGCAATCCATTGTATCAAGTGCGGGGCTTTGGGTAACGTTTGGGACAATATCGTTGTAACCGACGGGAAAAACTCCGGGTTCCCGTTGTCGTCATATCGGTAATAATAGCGGTGTCCCTTACTATTCAATTGCCAAACCTTATACGGGGGTTCAATCAACGTTTTTTCATCAAAAAACATTGCCGTCATTTCCTCAACCGTCATGCCCGGCAATATCTCAAATATTCCGGTTGGTTGCTCAACCTCGACCGCTTCAAACGGTGGGATTATTTGTTGTTGTTCCTCGGTAATTTCCGGGAATTGGTCGGCGGGAACGGCTCCCAAACTTTCAACCGTCTTTTGTACCGGGTTTTCCGGTTTCTTTTTGTTCGCTCTCATTTTCTACTCTTTTTTAATACTGAAAATCCACATAATACCATTGCGGCACACAGACCCGCAAACATCAATTGCCACGGGTTCCAAAATGCGCCAATCAGACAAACAACGCCCAACGTTCCAAATATCGCAATAATCGCTTTCGCTTGGAACCTATCGGAAAACATAACGTCCGCCATCCGTTCAAACCATTGTAACCCGTTATTCTTCATAGCCAAACAAATAATTAGGGGTACAATTACACATTTCGCAAATGATAACAACCCATTCCGGGCGTATCTGTTTGGTCGTACCGTTACATAAGTTAGTCATATTAACTTGTTGTGCGCTTTCGGTGCGTCCCTCCCATAAACGGGCGGCAACCTCTTTTTTATAAACCTTAATCCCGGCGGTTTGCGCCCGTGCGATTGCCTCGTTTACTCTTAATTTCGTCATTTCTGCCATTTCTTTAGTCTTTTATTGTTAATAACTCGGTTCGTTACTCTCTTTGTGTCCGCAATGCGTACACGTTTTTTCCTCCCAAATTGCGGTATATTCCGGCGGGGTCAAATATCCGTCGCCTCCGGTCTGTTTATATTCCCCGTCGGTAACTTCCATTTCGCCGCCGCACTCCGGGCAATCTTCATTACCCATTAAATCCAAATGCGGGACAATGAAATATACCCGTTTCAGATACACGCCCAACGCCTCGGAAATCGCCGCATAACAATTGGCGGTTTGTTCCTCGGTTACGTCCTCGTTTATTGCATCGAAAACGGAAACGCCCCAATTGTCCGGGTCGTCCTCAATAACTTTGTTTTTGAGTAATTCCGAAACGACAATTTCGGAAACTTGTTTGGCTGTTTTCCCGCTATCGGTCGCCAATTGTTTTAATAAATCGCTCTCTTTTATTCTCATATCTTTGCCGGGTAATCCCCCGGTGGGTTTTTGTTTCTGCAAAAGTACAAATGAAATCTATATTACCAAAAATAAAACCTTTTTAATATTTTATTTATTCAATGTTGGATGCTTGTAATACAGATAAAAAGCACTAATTTTGTTGCACCGCATAACCTTACAACATCGCTCTCGGTTACTGCGTACCAACCCCCGGCGTTACTTCATTGCGTCGGGGGTTTCTCTTTTAATCATGTATTCCAAATTCACAATCCCCCCATTGGTCGAAATCCGCCCCGTCATAACTTAACGGGTAACGTTCCGGTTCCGGGCAATCCGTCCAACATTCCCGGCGTGCATTGTTTAGGGCGACCCGTTCCGGGTTATATCCGGGTTTATTCTTTTCTCTCAATTGGGCGGCGCAACTCTTACAACAACAACGTCCCCAACCCCGGCGTAAATTCCGGGTATCGGCGTTATATTCTTTGCCGCAATTATCGCAATTTCTTTTTATCATTGCCATATATTAACCCTTTGTAAATCCCTTAAATGCCACATGGTAAACGTCGTATTGTTTCCCGGTAACATAAAACTCAATCATACGTTCCGGGTTCCCGGCGTCGTTTATCGCAATGGTTGGGTATGGTTCCCCCGGCAATTGGTTATAATCGCTTTCAATGTCCCGCAATCCCTCCGGGAAATCCGAACGGTCGGCGGAAAAATACCGGGTTAAACTTTCTTTTATCCGGTTCAACATTTCGTCCCCGTTTGGCTCAAAATACGCTTTTATCTTTTCTTGTTTTCTTAATGCAAATCGCATAGGTATTTGTTTTAATAGGTTCTTAATTCCCCGTCCATCGGTAATGGTGCGCCCGGTAAACCAACCGAAATACGGGTATAATGTAACCGGGGAACCCCGGAAAGTAAATTGTAAGGTCGTGGCGTTGACCTCCGTAACCGGATAGCCCAACGCCTCCAACCGGGTACGGGCGTAATCGACCCGCCCCGGCTGCAATTCTTGTTGTCGCTCTCTGTTACGGCTCATTGTTCGCCCTCCGTAATTACTTTGCAATACTTATAATATTGGTCGTGTCGGCTCTCAACTCGGCACATCAACCCAATATCGTTGCCATCTAATAATAGGCTCAACACATCGCCGGGATTGTGCCGGGTATAAAGCAAAAATAACCCGCCGTTTGCATTTTGGATTATCTTATACATTGCTTGACTTAATCGGTAACGTTTCGTTTTGTTCATCGCTCTAAATGGTTATGCCGGGGGATTGCGCCCCCGGCTTGGTTATTACTGCAAATACGCAATTGCGTTTAATCTCTCTTTTTCCTTTGTCGCATATTCAACGTTTCGGGCAATCCATTGTTCGGCGGGGTTTTCGGCTATCCATTTACTCCGATAATCCGGCGTAAAGTATGCAACTTGTTTTTTATATGCCGCCTCCGGGTTTGCCAATATTGCCGCCATATGGTTCAATTTTTTGCCGTGGGCGCCTTTCCCGATTAAATCCAAACGCCCGAAATAAAACGAACCGTCGGCGGTACACGCCACATATTCACGGGCGGACGTTCTTTTTGATACAATCGCCTTACTATCGGCGTCAATAACTTGGTACTCGTATTTCTTTCCCTTTACTTTCTTAACTAAAATGTACTTTGCCATATTGTTGTTATTGTGCCGGGGTTTCCCCCGGCGGGTTATTAATATCCTGCTTTTGTTTGGCGTGTGTTCGCCATGAATGTTTTGGGGAAAACGCCCCGTCGTTGTTTACTGATAATAGAAAGTGATTTTAACGCCTCGGCGTAATTTGCAAACCTCTTTGTCGCCGTAACAATTGAAAGCACGTTTTAATAAGCGATTGACTAACTTAATGTCGCCGACAATCTTTATTAAACCGGACACGCCAACCAATACATTAACCTTTTTGCCGTTTACAATTCCGTTTACCTTGATTTTGAAATTGCGGTTAATCTCTTTTGTTGTGTAATCTAATCCGTTATAAATGCTTTGAGTATTCATATTGTTTCGCTCTCTATTTTCCAGGAAAACGCCCGGTCGTTCTTGTTTGATGATGCAAATATACAACCTTTATTTTAATTACCAAAGGTTTTATCTTTTATTTTTGGCTTAAACTTCAAAAAGTTTTGTTTTTGGTTCCAAAAGAGTTATTTTATTGGAATTTTCGATTTAAGCTACTTTTGCAAGCTGGACGGGTAAATTATCCACTTTGAAATAAAATGCCCGGAAACGGTCTAAAAATGGCTCAATAGAAAAAGGGGTTGCAACGCCTTGTTACAACCCCCGGTTTATTACTTTTCTATGGTTATGAACTCAACCCCTAATATTTTTGTTGCGGGGTTTTTGCTAACTACATCAATTTGTCGATTTTTGATTTTATTTGTTTTCCATAAAAAACCTAACCAACGTTTATATTGCACCGTTTCCGCTATCAACAGACTATCCCGTGTTATAATTTTGCCCGAAAACGTATTATTTATAATACATCCGTCAAAATCAACCCATTTGTCGGAATACTCAATACACCGTAATACGGTCGTAACCGTGTCGCCGGGCAAATATACAATACTATCCCGGACGTTCGCCCTTAATTCGTTTATCGTTTCCATTTGCGCCGTCGTAACCCTTTGCAAATCCCGGTTCTTTGTCTGCAACGATTTGATTAACGCTGCATCATCCGCCCGGTACTTTTTGTATTCCGCCAATGACAACTCCAAATTCCCGACTTTGATTGCGTTCAAACTGTCTTTCGTTTGGTACGTCTTGACGTCCTGCAATAGTATTTCGGTATTGCTCCGGTATTTGTCCCGTTCCTCGGTCAAATTATTAATGCGCTTTTGTTGGAACCAAAAGGCGGCGGCAACCGCCATAATGATTGCCGCCAATATTATATACTTTTTCATACTCAAACATTGTTATATTCAATTGCCGCATTAAAACACGGGCATTCTTTGATATACTCCCACGGCTCAATAATGCCGTCGCCGTTCAAATCCGGGGAATAATCCCGGTGTCCCTTAATCGTTGCGTCCGGGAACATAACGACTAAACGCATAAGCAACCACAATAACGCCTCCTTTTGTTCCGGCGTCCGTGTGTCGGATGCTTTGCCGTTGGCATCCAATCCCCCAACGTAACAAATGCCAATAGACCGGGAATTTTGCCCGGAAACGTGCGCCCCAATTTCGGAAAGATAACGCCCGGTTTCAATCGTCCCGTCCGGCAATACAACGAAATGATAACCGCAAATTCGCCCGCTTTGGGGTTGCTTCTTAAATCCCCGTTCTTTGTGCCAACCGTCAATAACATCAACGTTGACTTTTGCGCCCGGCTTGGTTGCGGTGCAATGTACAATCAAATCCGTAATTGTCCGGGTCGTTTTTTGCCCCTCCAAATACTTTAAAATCTCTGTTTGGTTCATTGTTCGCCCTCCTTTTCTTTATCGTTAATAATATCGCTATCGTGTTCCCGTTGGTATCTCTCAATTATCGGTTGCCAATATCCCGGCAATACCCGTGTAAACTCCAACCGGATAACGTGATAAATAATACGCAACGCAACCTTTGTGGGATATGCTTTAATAAGGTTGCGGAATGCGTTTTGCAAATACACGTACATAAACACATAAGTAAGCGATTTAACAACGACAATTGCCGCTTGGTAGTCGCCGCAATTTTTCATAATGATAAAAATCACCTCCACAATAAAAAGATACAAAAGCAATTCGCACAATGCGTTTTTAAATTTCCGGAACGAAAAGTTTTTGCATCGCACAATCGCCACGCCGTCCGCCCTCATTCCAGCCCAAATATTGAACGCAAACATTACTACTAACGCATAAACAAAACCTTTTGTAGGGGTTACATACCCAAATAACGGGCTAACTGTGGAAATGGTAATAATACGCCATTGTTCCCAATTAAATAATCTTTCCATAATTGTTTATTTCATTTTATTGTATTATATTATTTTTTGCTTCTTCTCCGCTTGGCATTCGTACAATTACATCACTATTACCATTGCCATATAATATATAGTTAAAGTTTCCTTGTGGATTATATGTTGTTTGACATACGCATTTTATTGTTTTATTACCACCAAATTTATTTCCTACAAATGATATGTTACATATTTTTGCACCTAATGCGGATATATTTATTAAATCTGATTTCCCTTTATTATTGAATTGACAATGTGATATTTTTATTTCTGTACCTTTTACTGCATCTTTATTATCATGGGTTACAAATGCATTACCGGTATTTCCTTGTGCATCAAACATACTATATTCAAATTCACAATAACTGCCATTATTTGTCCCTTGTCCATACGCATGTGCACTTCCCCAACGATATTCTGTTGTGTTATGCTCTTCGTCTACTACACCAGTATAAGACATTCCATTATATCCTTTATGTATGAATATACAATTTTTTATATGTCTAACACAATTCTCACTTGAATCTGAGGTTTGGTCGTGCATTGGATATCTACAATTATATGCTGTTATTGTCATATTATATATATTATTATTGTATTCAACATTTAATGTTGAAAATTCTCGGCTTGTTCTATATTTAATACTATCCGGCATTTCTCCTTTTAATATTACTTTATCCCTATCTCCTAAACCTATTAAATTTACATAATCAGGCAAAGACAATCCTTTATCATTTACATCTGTATAATCCTCTTCTCCAAAATATTCTTCTATAATATTATATTCACCCTCGTTAATATATATATCATATACATTTGTTTCGCTTGAATCATTAATACTTTTAACAGCATCTACTACGCTCGTAAAATCACCTAACCCATTTTTATCAACAATCAATGCTTTATGGTTTGGACTTTTTTTCTCCAATTCAAGAACTCTATTTAAAATATCTTCATTAAATGTATATTGCTTATTTTTAAATATAAGTATCGGGTTTTCATTTACTCTCATATCATTCCAACCTTGTATATAATTTACCCCGGAAGGAATAACAACTTCTTTATTTATATATTCTGCTTCTCCACTCCAATCTAACAAAACTATCGGGTTTTCTCTTTGTTCATTATCGTAACCATATAATGCGTTTAAAACAGATGTTGTGTGATATTTTGCTGTAAATAAAACAACATCTCCTTGTTTTACTTTTTGAAAATTTGATATTTTATAATATTCACCATTACTAATATTACCATTACTTCCTATAAATTTCCCGTTTTCTCCAAAGTCAAACAAATTGGATTGTTTTAATAATACTTCTCTATTTTCTTCCGAATATCCTTTTATATCTGATATTTGTATTGTTGTTTCATTCTCATAATTTATTAGTTTAATTGTAGGTGAAAAATCAATATTAAGTGCATTATATAACTTCCCATCTTCTTCCGTAAAAACTATTTGCTTTTCTATTTTGTCCCAATTATTTATCAATAATTCTAATGTGTAATCACCTTTTATTGCTTTTACATATCCAGTTAATTCTTCTGAATCTGAAATAATAATCCATCCCGTTGACAATCCCGTATCTATATTTCTAATTGAAATTGCCCATCCTATACCATCGTATCCTCTTACTATTGAACGTATTGCATATTTATTATTTTTGTCAAACCCATTTCCGGATAAATATATTTCTTTAATAAATGAATTTATCGTCAAATTATTTGTAAATGTGTTTACTTCAAACCTACTTAATAAATAATCATTTGGAATGTTAACTTCTGATTTATACCATGTTCCGTTATTATTTGAAAATATTAAAACTTGGTCTATCAATTTTACATTACCAAAATTAGCATAAATTCCCGGTTCTGATGCAATATAAAAAACATTTTGGTCGGGCGTACCCGGATTTGTTGTTGGGGTCGCAATTCCCGCAAATGTTGCATTGCTTCCGACCGTTGAAATTATAGACAATAACGTATCTTGCATTATTGTCCCGGTAATTTCTTGGTTTCCGTTTGTCTTAATAACGTCGGCAACCGCTTGTTTTAATTGTTCGTAATCTCCCATAATCTAATTAATTTAATTGTTATCAAAATCAGTATTGAAATCGCCGTTGAAATCTCCATTATTATTGATAATATACCCCCGTCCTATTTTCT